AACAGTAAATCTAGAGAGAGTATCACATATGATTACTACTCTTTATCCAGATGGTACTAATTTTATTGGTGAAGCTAAGATAATGAACACACCTTACGGTAAGATTGTAAAAGGTCTTATTGACGAAGGCGCTCAATTGGGTGTATCTAGTAGAGGTATGGGTTCGTTAGAACAAAGAGGTGGTGCTAACTATGTAAAAGATGACTTTTATTTAGCAACTGCTGCCGACATAGTTGCAGACCCCAGCGCTCCAGACGCTTTCGTAGAAGGTATTATGGAGAGTAAAGAGTGGGTATGGAACAACGGAGTACTCGTAGAAAAGAATATTGAAGCTTGGAAACGAGAAATAGAAGGTGCGAAAAGACACGCTTTAGCAGAGGCTAAAGTCAAAGTCTTTACAAACTTTCTTAAAAATCTCTAGTTTTATAAATATTAACAATTAATTAATTAAAACTAGTTTTAACTATTAAAGAGGAGATTTCAATGGCCGAAAACGAAAAAACCGTTGCGGATACAGTAAAAGAAGTTATGGAAGCTACGGCTCCAGACGCTCCTAAAAAGAATGCTGTTGCTGCTGAGCCTTCACCATTAAAAAATGATGCTGAAGATTTAGGCGCAGCTGTTGTTAAACCAACAGACAGCAATCCTGACGCAACAAAGAAAGTTAAAGAAGTTTCTGGACAAGCACCTCAAAAATCAGAAGGTGCACCTGATCCAATGCCAACTTTGAAAAAAGAAGGCGCTAAAGAAACTGACAAAGATTCGGAAGATAAAGAAATCAAAGAAGGCGAAATGCCAGCTGGTCTAAAAAAATACCTTGACAAAAAAGACGACTCTAAAAAAGACGAGAAAAAAGAGTCTATGGATGACAAGGAAAAAGAAAAAGTGAATGCTTCTTACAAAACTGAAGACGCAGACGCTGAGAAAAAAAGACGAGAAGGTAAAAGAAGAAAAAGAAAAAGACATTGATGTAAAAGAACACGTTGATGCTCTTGTCGCTGGAGATGATTCATTATCTGAAGAATTTAAACAAAAAGCTGCTACAGTATTTGAAGCTGCGATTAAATCTAAAGTAAAAGAAATCGCTGAAGATATACAGGCAGATTACGACAAGAAATTAACCGAAGAAACTTCTAAATCTAAAGATGAGTTAGTTGAAAAAGTTGACTCTTACCTTGCTTACGTAGTGGAAGAGTGGATGAAAGAAAACGAACTTGCTTTAGAAAGAGGAATCAAAGGTGAAATCGCTGAGGACTTTATTAGTGGTCTAAAAAAATTATTTGAAGACCATTATATTGATGTTCCAGACGAAAAATACAATGTATTAGAAGATCAATCTTCTAAAATTGAGGAGTTAAACAAAAAACTTAACGAATCAATTGAAAAGAATGTTGAATTATCTAAAGAGAATGGCGAACACAAAAGACAAAACATCATTGATGAGGCGTCTAAAGAGTTAGCTGATACTCAAAAAGAAAAATTCAATAAACTTGCCGAAGAAGTTGAATATTCAAACGAAGAAGATTTTAAAACTAAAGTAGCAACTATTAAAGAGAGTTACTTTGGCAAAAAAGAATCAACTAGTGAGATAGATGATGTGGCGGCAGAGTCAAATGCTGAGCAACCTCAGGATTTAACTAATGCAATGGCTGCTTATAGTGCCGCTATAAGTAAAACAAAAGACATTAAGTTGTCTAACTAATAGGGAGATAAAAACAAATGTATTTATCAGAACAATACGAAAAAAAATGGCAGCCTGTCCTAGAACACCCTGACTTACCAAAAGTTAGTGATTCTTACAGACGAGCCGTTACAGCTACTATCTTGGAAAACCAAGAAAGAGCTATGAAAGAAGACGCTGGTTTTATAAACGAAGCAGCGCCTACAAACTCTACTGGTTCTTCAGTAGCAAATTGGGATCCAATCCTAATTTCACTAGTTAGAAGAGCAATGCCAAATCTTATCGCATACGATATCGCAGGTGTACAACCTATGACTGGTCCAACTGGACTTATCTTTGCAATGAGAAGTAGATACACTTCACAAACAGGAAACGAAGCTTTATTTGATGAAGCAGATACAGACTTCTCTAGCAGAAATGCTGCTGGTGATTCTTCTGGAACTGCTACGCCATCAGACCACTCTGGAACTAACCCGAGTGTTCTTAATGACGCAAATGCTGGTTCAACAGATTACAGTAGAGGTCAAGGAATGACAACTGGTTCTGCTGAAGCACTTGGTGACGCTTCTGGAAATCAGTTTGCTGAAATGGCTTTCTCAATTGAGAAATCTACGGTAACTGCTAGAAGTAGAGCTCTTAAAGCTGAATACACTATGGAACTTGCTCAAGACTTAAAAGCAATCCACGGTTTAGACGCTGAAACAGAATTGGCAAACATCCTATCTGCTGA